TGTTAAAAGAAGGGGAGATCGAAATAATATGAGTTCCAAGAATATAGACCTTAATGATGATCAGCAACTAGCTCTATTGAACGAGTGGAATAACCGCCCAGATGATCCCCCTTTTATTAAGGAATTAATCGAATTGGTATTTCCTGATATCCCCGAGGACAAGAGGGACGGGAGGTCAAAATACGGAAGAGCCGTGAAGAAGTTTCTGGCTGAGAAGAGCCTCAAGGCAAAGGTATCCCACAAGTATTACCCAAAAGAGAAAACCGAACTTACTGAAGATCAAAAAGAGTATATATCAAATAATTGTGGCGCAATGAAGCCCATGGAGATGGCTAAGGTCGTTTTTGATGACCCAAGTATTTCTCCTTTGGATTTGAGGTACAAGGTGTTATTCGACTTTCTCAAGACAATAAATAACAAAGTTAAATATGCCGACGTGACAAACGAGGAGACCGCCGCGGAAGCGGGCTATTCCCCACCTAAGTCAGAAGCTCGCGCATTAGTTAGGGTCAACAAGTATGTTTACAATGGAATCGACAAGGACAAAGTCACCACTAAGATAAAAAGGAACTTGTATACCTTAATTGGATACATGCACACATTCCGCTTCCTTCATCAAATTGGTACTTATCATATTGAGACAGATCGAGAATTATTCGAAAGCAGTTTTGTGAGGTACACATGGGATAAGCCTGATCTTACACAAGAGGAGGTTGACCAATATATTGTCCTCTCTGCAGAAGTGGTTATTGCTTCCAATATCCAGCGGCGAGTTGAGAGATTGCAGCAGCTACTAGATCAAAACGCTGAAGATACAGAAGGCCGACGAATGGCAATGAGCTTGGTCGAAGCTATCAATACCGCCCAAACAGAATACAACCAGTGCGTGAACCGACAGACGAAACTCCTTAACGAACTCAAAGAGAAACGAAGCCATCGAATGAGCAAGATGCTGCAAGAATCAGCTTCCATATTGAACCTTGTGGAACTTTGGAAAGATGAGGAGTCTAGGCATAAAATGATTAAGATAGCTGAGCTCAGGAAGAAAAACGTTTCCAAAGAGATAGAAAGACTAACCACAATGGAAGAGATCAAATCTCGGATCATGGGGATTAGCGAAGAGGAAGTTTTAAATGGTTGAATGTAACGTTTGCAAAAAAGAATTTAAAGAAGACAAGAATCTTCATTTGCATATAAAGGCTCACAAGCTGGCGATAGGGAGCTACTACCATACCCAGTTTCCTCGGTACGACCTGCATACCAAGGAGCTAATAAAATTCAAAAATAAAGAACAGTATTTTTCCGCAGACTTTAACAACAAGAGAAATTTAAAGGCGTGGCTAAAAGGCGCTTCACCGGAAAAGGCTAGAAAGTATTGCAAAGAACTATTGGTAAAAAGAAAAAGGGAGAAAGGTCTAGAATATACTCCAACAGAAGTAGAGCTAAGAACACTTTTAGTCCCTCCTATTTCCTATTACCAGACAATATTTGAAGACTACTACAAGTTGTGCGAGGACATAGGCTTGAAGAATAAGCTCGCCCCTTTACCCACTCAAAGACTGGATGGAAAAATTAAATCTAAAGAGGAGTTTAATGGCGAGCATCTCATCTATGTTGATTCCCGAGAGCAAAACCCCTTGCAAATAAAAGACTTCCCCACGGAAGTTAAAGGGCTGAAGTTTGGAGACTACTGTCTTAACGACAGGGATAAAACAGGAAACTGTTATATCGAGAGAAAGTCTGTTCCTGACCTTATCGGAACCTTAAGTGCGGGTCTGGAAAGATTTGAGAATGAAATAAAACGTGCCGCCGAAGAAGATGCGTACATGGTGATTCTCGTGGAGAGAAAACTGGAGGAGTGCTTAGCCTTTAACAAGCTCCCTTACGTCTATAAAAAAAATACACGAGCAACTCCTGATTTTATTTTTCATAACGTGAGGGAGTTGATTCAAAAATTTCCTCACATTCAATTCCTATTTGTTGACGGAAGAGTGGAGTGCGTAAGAATTGTCAAAAAGCTCTTGCTCACCAAGATATTAAAAACCAAATTTGATTTGCAGTTAGCGTATGATTTAAAACTATTATAATATGTGGTACTGTCCTGACAAATATAATAAACCCATCGTAGACATAAACAAGGAGTCCCTTGCGCTAAAGGGGGAACTCGGGGATCGGCAGGCTAAAATCACCCTAGCTAAGTTCATGAGGTCTAATTTGGGGTTTACCACCGAACTTTTATCGGGAATTAAATTAGCTCTTTACCAAGAGATAACCTTAAAGGCTTTTTTCAATAGGAACTTTAGCATGTGCGTATGGGGACGTGGTTGCGGAAAAACTTTCATTGCGGCTGTCTATTGTTTCCTCCAGTGCATTTTTGAGCCTCGCACCAAGATCCTTATTGCTGGGCCTACTTTTCGTACAGCGAGATTTATTTTCAACAATATAGAAAAGATAGTTGAGTCAAAAGAAGCTCAGATGTTAGCTCACGCTTTCGGCGCAAAGTCCAAACGTAACGATCAGTTCGAGTGGAAGATTAACGAAGGCACCATAACAGCTATTCCGTTGAGTGGGGAAAAGATTCGAGGTTTTCGCGCTAACATTTTGGTTCTTGATGAGTTTTTGCTGTTGCCAGAGGATACCATTAAATCGGTGCTGATGCCTTTTTTGGTTGCTCCTCAAGACATGGCGGAGCGAATAAAGATAAGGGAGATTGAAGATGATCTCATTGCAAAGGGGGAAATGAAGGAGAAGGATAGGATCGTGTTTGGAAACAATTCCAAGATGATAGCGTTGTCTTCTGCCAGTTATAGTTTCGAAAACCTTTATCGCACCTATAAGGATTGGATGGGTAATATTTACTCGGATGAGATCATGCAGTCTAATTATTTTATTTCTCAAATGGGTTTTGATTCTATTCCTCCGGACATGATTGATAGCACCGTAATCGAAGAGGCTAAATCAGGGGGATCGTCAAATTCATCTTTCATGAGGGAATACGCGGCTCAGTTTACCGACGGCAGTGATAGTTATTTTAGCGCCAAGAAGATGCATAAGTGCACTATTCCTGACGGAGAAAAGCAGCATACGTTAGTAAAAGGAGAACCTGACAAAGAGTATATTTTAGCTATTGATCCCAGTTTCAGCAATAGCCCTTCCTCTGATTTTTTCGCAATGTCGGTTCTCGAATTGGACGGAGAAAGACCCACTTTTTCCACACTGGTTCATGGGTATGCGGTGGCGGGAGGGAATCTAAAGGATCATATAAAATACCTTTATTATCTGGTAACCAACTTCAAGTTTTCCATGATAATCATAGATAACGCAGGGTATCAATTTATTGACAGCGCCAATGAATCTGAGCTATTTCAAAGCTCCCGTATAGAAATTAAATTTTTTGATTTCAATAGCGACAAGAATGGAGTAGATTATGAAAAAATGCTTTTAACAGCAAAGCGCCAATACAACAGAAAGGAAAACGTGATCTGCTTTAAACAGTTGTTTTCCACCACTTTTCTTCGGGAGGCTAACGAACACCTTCAGGCATCTATTGATCACCAGAGGATTTGGTTCGCTTCTCGTGCGGCTGCCTGCGGAAGTTTTTTTGACAAAGTGTCGGCTCAAGCCGTTCCTATAAAATTGATGCCTTATGAAAACAAAGGGGATTTGATAGAATTTCAGGACGATATAGTTCATCAATCGAAAAAGCAGTGCGCTCTGGTGGAGGTTAAAACCACGGCGAAAGGAACTCAAACCTTCGATTTACCTCAACATCTTAAGAGAAGCACGGCCGCAAACAGAGCCCGGAAAGATAACTATACTACTTTAATGTTGGGGAACTGGGCGGTTAAAAGCTATAATGATATTAAAAATACCAAAGTTCAGCAAGTTAATCACACATTTACTCCCAGAATGATAGCTTAGGTGTAATTTTAAAGTAAAAGATGGCGGTAAGTAAGAAAACAGAACAAGGTGCGGAACCTTTAATGGCTAAGCACGAAACTGTAGCTAGCTCTACACGGACCCGAAGAAACAGGGCTGCTGATATCATTAGGACTGACCGATTTCGGAATATCGAAAACGGGATGATTCCGTTTAAGTATTCGCGAGGGGTTTCCAATAATTCCAACATCGAGGTTCGCGATACTATTATCTTGTGCCAGAAAGCTTATTACAACTTCTCCGTTTTCAGAAATACCATTGATTTGATGACTGAGTTTTCTATTAGTAATTTGTATTATACTGGTGGTAGCCGCAAGTCTAGAGAATTTTTCGAGACGCTTTTCGGGAGAATAAATATTGATGATCTCCAGAGTAGATTTTTTCGGGAGTATTATAGGTCTGGAAATGTTTTTATTTACAGGTTCAACGCGAAGATGGAAAAAAGTGATGCTTTTAAGATTAATCAAACGTTTGGACTGAGTGAGGCTAATGAAAATATTGAAATCCCTTCCCAATATATAATCCTTAATCCTTCGGATATTCAACTTCAAGGAAGTATAGCTTTTAGTCGTGGGGTTTATTACAAAGTGGTTACCGATTACGAACTGCAAATCTTGCGAAATCCCCAAACGGACGAACAACGAGAAGTGTTTGAAAGCCTACCGGAAGAAACTAAAAAGTTAATAAAAGATACAAAGAACACCGGAATGGCCGCTGTTACGATTCCTCTTAACACCGATAGGCTTGTGGCCGTTTTCTACAAAAAGCAAGATTACGAACCATTTGCTGTGCCTATGGGCTACCCAGTTCTAGAAGATATAAACTGGAAACAGGAGATGAAGCAGATGGACATGGCGGTTGCGAGAACCACTAATCAGGCTATTCTTCTCATAACTATGGGGACCAAACCTGAAGAGGGAGGGGTAAACCAAAAGAATCTGATGGCAATGCAGAAACTCTTTGAAAACGAATCTGTAGGACGAGTATTGATTTCAGACTATACTACCGACGCTAAATTTGTTATTCCTGATATTGGTAACATTTTGGATCCCAAAAAGTACGACGTTGTCAACCAAGACATTCAAATGGGGTTAAATAATATCCTCTTGAGTGACGAGAAATTCGCTAATACCAGCATCAAGGTTCAAGTGTTTATGGAGAGGCTCAAGCAGGGACGCCGGGTCTTTCTGGAGAATTTCTTGATGCCGGAGATTAGGAGAGTTTCAAAGGAGATGGGATTCAAGAATTATCCTGACGCTCATTTTGAAGAGGTGGATTTGAGAGACACATCTGTCTATTCAAGGATCTATAGTCGCTTGATTGAGCTGGGTGTTCTTACCGCGGAGGAAGGAATGCAGGCGATTGAATCGGGACGTTTCCCGACACCGGAAGAATCACTGGAATCGCAGAAAAAGTTTCAAGAGCACAAGAATGAGGGCCTATACGAACCCCTTATTGGGGGAGCTAAAATGCCTCAAATGTCCGGGCGTCCCGCGGGTTCTAAAAAACCCAAAGAAGAAGACAAAAAGACCCCAGTGGGAACCAAGGCAACTATCAACTTCAGCCTTTCCAGAATACAGGAACACCTAAACCTTTCGGATAAGTTGAACTTGGAAGTAGAAGCTTCTTTAAGGCGGATTCACAAACGTAAGAGATTGAGCAAGCAACAAAAAGAAGTAGCGCGCGAAATAACAAATATAGTAATTGCGAACGAAGAACCACCAAACTGGTTGGCTAAAGCGGGACGGTATGCAGCCGAGCCTACAGACAGAAACCATGAGAGAGTTAAGGAGGTTCAAGATGTGGCTTACGAGCATCAGGTGGACGACTTCTTAGCGGGAATATTATACGCAAGCGTTCATGAA